GTTTCCCAGTCACGATCAGGTCGGGGCTCGATGGGACTGATCAGTGTGGAGAACCCGGAAGAATGGAAGTGTACCGCACAGACTTGTAGGGAAGAAAATTCAGAAGCATTTGCCGGGCAGCATGCGCCATCTGGTACGTCTTTCTACATCTTTGATGAGGCATCACGTGTGCCCGACAAGATTTTTGAAGTACGCGACGGCGGGACGACAGATGGTGAACCCATGCTGTTTGACTTTGGGAACCCGACACGTAACACCGGACGGTTCTTCGAACATTGCGCCGGGAAGCTGCGCCATCGCTACACCGTCAGAAATATCGACAGCCGCACTGTACAGATCACGAACCACGAACTACACCAAGAGTGGATTGACGACTTCGGCATAGACAGCGACTATGTCAAGGTTCGTGTGTTAGGGCAGTTTCCCTCTGCTGGTACGTTGCAGTTCATCCCGACCCTTTTGGTTGAAGAAGCTATGGAGCGTGATCTCGTACCTGATAAACGTGCGCCCCTGATCCTCGGGGTCGATGTTGCCCGGTTTGGCGACGACGAAAGTGTTATCTTTATTCGCATGGGGAACGACTGTAGAAGCTGGCCCGCCCGTCGGTATCAGGGTCTTGACACTGTTCAACTAACTGGGAAAGTCATTCAGGTAATCCGGGAATTTAAAAAGCTGGGTGTTCCTGTCTCTGGGCTTTTTGTAGATGGCACGGGTATCGGCGGTGCTGTAGTTGACCAGCTTGATCATCTTGGGTATAGCCCGATTGAAGTTCAGTTTGGGTCTAAGCCAACCGACACAGATACATACAGGTATAAGTCAGACGAAATCTGGGGTAACCTTAGAGATAACCTTGACAAACTATGCCTGCCTCCTGCCCGTGATAAGCTGGGAGACGATCTTAAACAGGATTTGACACAACGGGAATTTGGATATACACTAGCAGATAAAATCCACCTTGAGACGAAAAAGGATATGAAGGAGCGCGGCATTAAGTCACCTGACATTGCAGATGCTCTCGCTCTTACGTTCGCGGAAGAAGTAGTACCTCTTGCGTTGCAAGATCTGAATGCAGAGCCGCTTACGGTCAAGAACGGTGGAGACTATGACCCGTACGAAGATATCTAAGGGAATACGATGCACTATATTCACGATACAATCAGAGCCCATGTCGAAAGCTTTGGCATGGTTTATGACGAAGCAGAAGCTGAGACTTTCGATAGAGTAGCTTACGCGTCAGGCCTTACACAAGAACAATTCCAAGTTTGTATGACTGAACATGCGTGGCGTGTCAAGCACTTGTTTACTCCGACTAATTATAACTACTGGACCCGCGTTAAGCTTGCGTTATATTTCTTGAACCCGTTTATGCAGGGAGAGTAACATGTGTGTCGGTCCGCTAAGTCCTAAAGTACCTACCCCGCCTCCGCCACCTCCGCCACCTCCGGCACCACCCCCAACACCTGAACCACAAGACCCAGCAGTTGTTCGGGCAAGGAAGAGAGATAAGCAGCTCGCTGCACTGGCAGGCGGACGCCAAGCAAATATTGCGACTACAGCGCTGGGCCTTCTGTCAGAAGCTAGAACAACTAAGAAAACTACGCTAGGGGGATAACTTATGTGTGGAGCTGGAGAAGCCAACGGTAACAGTAGTAACAATTTCGGTAGAGGACCGAGGGGTGTGTCCCCCGCTCCCGGCGCACCACAGGGTACACCAAGCCCCGGCACAGGTAACCCAGCTGACGCCCCCGGAGGAGATAGCGGAGGGATTACCGCTACTGACATTGCATTAACGGCTCTAGGGCTTGTCCCCGGCCCTATAGGGCAGGTAGCTACTGTTGCTAGTTTAGGAAGGTTTGCCAGTAGAGGTATCACAGCTTTAGGGGGTCGGGGTAGCACTGGTGGCGGCATCGGAGGTCGAGGTAGCGCTGACCGCAGCGACAACACATCGCTGAACCCGGCACCAAGGGTTGTAGCGGGCAGTGGAGCAGCTTCCTCAAAAACGGGAACAGTAAAAGCTCCCACATCTACTGACAACATCAGCAGGAGAAGAGTACGCAGAGGTACTACAACTCCTATTGCTGGACCAACTAGAGCTACTGGTTCACCGCTACTGACTGCGGCGAATACCACTAAGAAAACTTTGTTAGGAGCTTAGTATGCCCGACCAAGATAAACGAGACTACTACAATCGTCGCACAGAAGAGCTGCGACTACACAATAATAACATGACCACACACTATAAGCAGTTGTCTAACTTTGTTCTGCCTCGCCGTGGACGTTTCGACATAAACGAAGTAAACCAGACTTCGACACCAAGTAAGTGGAAAGCCATTATCAATAGCCGGGCCACTACCGCACACGATATCGCACGCGCCGGGATGTTTGCTGGTACCATGTCGCCAGCGCGACCGTGGTTCGCTCTCAGTCTGGCTGATCGTGAAAAAGCTGAATTTAAACCTGTTGCGATTTGGTTGCAATCCGTAGCTGCAAAAATGCGTAACGTAATGAACCAAACAAATCTGTACACAATGGCCCCTACTATGATCGGGGAGATGATCTTGTTCGGCACTGGGGCTATGACGCATGATGACGATCCCGATACAGTTGCTCGGTTTTATGCTCACACGGCAGGAACTTACTATATCGGTCAGGATGCGAAACTTGAAGTGAATACTTTCATCCGTGAATACATGATGACTGCTGAACAAATGGTGCGTGAGTTCGGAGAAGAAAATGTTAGTAAGAGCGTAAAGAATGCTGTCGATACAAACAAGTTCGAAAGTATGTTTAAAGTCGTCCACGTCATTGAACCTAATGACGATTTTAAACCTGATAATCCATTCTCTGAATTTAAGAAATATGCTTCGGTGAAGTACGAACCGGGTAATACTAATCGTGACCAGTTTCTTAGCAAGAAAGGGTACGATGACAAGCCGTTCTATGTCCCGCGCTGGGAGACAACTGGAGAAGATCTATATGCCACTAACTGTCCGGCTATGACTGCACTTGGGGATATTAAAGGGTTGCAGCTGGAAGAGAAGCGTAAAGCTCAAGCAATCGATAAGAAAGTTAATCCACCTCTGTCAGGACCAGCGAGCTTGCGTAATGTACCTGTGAATAGCCTTCCGGGAGGTCTCACCCTATATAACTCCAACAGCGCGCAGAACAAGTTAGAGGCTGTCTATGCAGTGAATTTAGATATTCGTGACCTGAAAGAAGACATGGATGCTGTAGAGCGTCGGATTAACGAAGCTTTTCACGTCGATCTTTTCAGAGCAATTACTGACATGGAAGGTATCCAGCCTCGCAATGAGCTAGAGTTGCAAGGGCGTGATGCAGAGCGTTTACTGCAACTAGGTCCAGTTCTGGAACGTATGTTTGGGGAACTGGATAATCTTATCACTCGTATCTTTAACCAGATGAACCGTAGAGGGATGATCCCGCCCCCTCCCCCAGAGCTAGAAGGTGAAGAACTTCAGATTGAATATATCTCTTCTTTAGCGTTGGCACAGCGAGCTGTAGATACGAGACCAATCGAACGCCTAGCACAGTTTGCCTCTAGCCTTGTCGGCGCTAACCTATCTGATGGTGCAAAATTTGACGGTGATGCTGCACTTGATAAGTATGCTGAACTGTTAGGTGCTCCCGCAGAATTGTTACGCAGTGATAAAGAGCTGCAAGCTCTACGGGAAGCTGATGCGCAGGCTGCACAAGCTGCGCAGTCTATGGAGATGCTCGAAAGCGGAGCAAGAGCAGCACGTGACGCAGGTCAGGTAGATCTAGGAGCTAGTAATCCCGTAGCCGCAGCTGTAGAGCGCATTAACGAGGTTTAGCGATCATGAGTACTGATTACGAAAGTGTTGGCATATGGGATGCTTCACAAATCTCAAGATTATTGGGGTCGGATACGATTTTTAAGTACCGACAAGGGATATACATTGCTGATCCTGATGTCGCAGATGCGCGGTTGAGATTGTCATTGGTGAACGGTGCTTATCGTCTGCCTGTGTACGCGACGCCAACTAATTTTTGGAATGAGGTAGCACAGGGAAATGTGCCGGGTCATACAGCAGTGAGAGGTTTCGGGCGAAACCCAAAAGTAGGTACAGTTTTTGAGGATATCTGGGATCACGGTGGTACACTAGAATACCCTACAGCGAACGAACAATGGTACATCGTTAGCACTAGCGCAAACGATACCGCAGCAGGGTCAGGAGCCCAGCGCGTAACGATACGTTACCTTGACGAAAATTACGCTGAGCAAACTGTAACTGTTGAGCTGAATGGTACTACAAATGTTCTTTTTCCGGCTGCTGACCAATTTAGGCCAATCGATGTACAGGTGGACCGCTGGGGCGCAACTGGTGAAAACGAAGGAAATATTTTCATTCGTCAGCAGACCACAGACAAACTTCGTTGCGGCATCTACTACGATGACAGCGTAGCAGGCGACGAGAACGGGTTGAATTCTGCTCAGGACTTTCACTATACGTGCCCGGCGGGAAAGACTGCATGGTTGTGGCGTCTAGTAATCAGCACGTCTAAGAACCATGATATCGTAATCCGGGGACGGAAACGTTTATTCGGAGAAGGAGGATTTCAGACACTGGGTGAGTATACAGACTATCAGTCTACGTTCCCTATCGACTTTGAGAAAACACCAATTAAGCTGGAAGAAAAATCAGATTTCAAAATCACAGCCAGATCAAACAACGCTGAAGTACCTGTTTCGATTGCGGCATCAATTATCGAGGTTGACAATGGCTAAAACAATCGGTAAGAATATGAACGTGACTGATAGCGCTACCATGAGTAATAGCATAGCTTTGAATACCAGCACCGACGTAAAGATAGCAGACGTAAACGCAGACCGTATATTCTTTTGTGTCAACAACAACGGCAACAACAACGGATGCTGGATCAAGCTTCAAGCTCAAGGGGTAGACAGTGACCATAAAGGTATTTACATCGGCCCTAAGGGTAATTTTATAATGCCTGCTGACAACATCTACACTGGTGAGATCTGTGCAATAGCAGATGTTGGGTCGCCTGACGTTTACGTAACGGAGTATTAAAGATGAGTGATAATAAGCCTATCGACGTGGGTGATGAGCAGCAAGTGAAAGAACAAAAGAGGGAAAAACGCCACGACAGGAAGCATGAGATAGCAGACCTTAAAGAGCTTCTTGGTACCTACGGAGGACGTGCTTTCATGTGGCGTCTGCTAGAGGAAGCACAGTTCTATTCGGATCCACCTATGGACACAAACGCTTCTTTTTTCCACGCTGGTCAACGACACATGGCCCTGTGGGTGTTAAATGAGGTCTTTACAGCTGACCCAGAAGCGTATACAATAATCCGTAATGAAGCGGCATCACGTGATGCCAAAGATAAGAGGAAGAAAAACGATGGCAGATGAACAAGTGTTAGGCGATGCGGGTGACGAGAGTACCGAAAACGCAGGCGGGGAAGCTACTGAAACAGTTCTAGGTCAAGAAGACGAAACAAATTCTGATGAAAACTCAGAAGAAAACCAAGAAGAGGATAAATCCTCAGAAGGTGACGAAGACACTGACCACGAGAAGGAAGACGACGAAGCCTCAGAAAATTCCGAGGACGACAAGGAAGTCGACGAGGAAAAGGGCGGCGCTCCTGAAAATTACGATGATTTCACTGTCCCTGACGGGATGGAAGTTGATAAAGAACTTCTGGACGAATTTGTACCGATTATGAAAGATCTCAACGCTTCACAAGAGGAAGCGCAAAAACTTGTTGATGCTGGCTCACGGTTGGTACAGAAAACCCAGACACAAATTATCGAAGCGCAAAATAAGCAGTGGGCAGAAACAAAACAAAGCTGGCTTGATGCAGCACAAAAAGACGAAGAGATCGGTGGCGCTAAATACGAAGGGGCACTAAAAGATGCCCGTTTAGCTATCCATACTTTTGGAACCCCCGAACTAATCAACTTTTTTAACGAAAGTCAAACTGGCGACAACCATGAGCTTATCCGCATCTTTTCACGGATTGGCAAAGCAATCGGAGAGGATACAAACTCTTTTGGTACTCAGAACAAGCCACAGAAGTCGCAAGCGCAACGACTGTTTGGTAAAACTACTCCGGGTCCGAAAGAGTAACTCTCTAAACTTAACTATGAGAAAGGCTAGTACACAATGGCTACTCTGAAAGCTAACAACCCGACCCTTCTTGATCTGTCGCGTGTTACCGATCCTGATGGGGGTGTGGCAGCTGTTGTTGAAATTCTCAATGAAACAAACGAAATCCTAGAGGATATGACTTTCATTGAGGGTAACCTCGCAACAGGCCACCGTACCACACTGCGCACAGGCATTCCGGTGCCTACATGGCGTAAGCTGTATCAGGGCGTTCAACCTACCAAGTCAACCACTGTACAAGTCGACGCCCACACAGGCAACCTTGAAGCCTATGCGGAAGTCGACGTAGATCTGGTAGATATGGCAGCTGATCCGCAAGAATATCGTCTCCAAGAAAACCGTCCGTTCATTGAAGGTATGAACCAAGAAATTGTTGACACCCTCTTCTATGGCGACGAAGCAACCGAACCTGAAGCTTTTACAGGCTTCTCTCCTCAGTTCGCTAACCTGACTGGTGACGCAAACTCCGACAACATCATCGATGGCGGTGGTTCAGGTTCTGACAATGCTTCCATTTGGTTGGTGGTATGGTCACCTAACACGTGCCACGGTATCGTACCTAAAGGATCTGAAGCAGGGCTAAAGATCACTGATAAGGGCCAAGTGACCGTGGAAGATGCTTCCGACGGGTCTAACACAGGACGGATGGAAGCGTACCGCACTCACTACAAATGGAAAGCTGGCCTAGTTGTTCGTGACTGGCGCTATGTCGTCCGCATTTGTAACATCGACAAATCGGCTTTGTCTGCTGTGTATACCGCTGGTGCATTCAGCGGCTCTTCCGCGCACATTCCTGATCTGATGTTCCAAGCGATGCGTCTGGTGCCGAACCTTGCCGCTGGTCGTGCTTCGTTCTATTGCTCACGTGACATCGCCACATGGATTGGTCGTCAAACAGCAGCTGCTGTACAGAATGCGACCTTGACTACCGAAATGGTCGGTGGTAAATTTGTGGAGTTTTTCCACGGCATTCCTATTCGCCGTTGCGATGCTCTGTCATCTGACGAAGCCGCACTAACCTAAACCGTCCACTGAAAGGAAATAAACCATGATTTTGGACACACGCAATGAATTTTGTGACGCAGTTGCGATGAACACAGGCGGCGCTGGTACCTATAATATCGGTGACGTTATCGACACGTCGGTCGCACGTGATATGGGTGGCGGTCACCAGATGTATCTAGTGGTGCAGATGACAACTGCTGCTACTTCTGGCGGCTCTGCTACAGCACAGTTCCAGCTCGTATCAGACGGCTCTGACACTATCTCTACAGACGGTACACAGACCATCCATGCAATTACGCAAGCGGTTGCTGTGGCCGACATGACAGTCGGTAAGCAATACGTACTTCCTCTCCCACCAGAGATGGACATCGAGTACGAGCGCTATCTGGCAGTACAACAAGTTACTGCTGTTGCGGCTTTTACCGCTGGCGCTGTGAATGCCTTCCTGACATTT